GGCTCTGAAATATTTCCTAAACAAACAGAAATTTTAGTGGAACGTGGTGACACTGGAAATTTTTTAAACTTACCTTACCACAATCAAATGAAAGGACTACGATATGCTATCAACGATACTGGCGCCAGTTGTACACTTGAGGAATTTTATAAGCTCTATGATATTTACAGCTGCAGCAAAGAAGCCGTCGAAAAAATTAAAACAGAAGAGAAAAAAATAGAAGAAGCATTCCCTGGAGGACCCCCTTGCTTAAACAAATTAGCATCAATAGGTTTTGGTGAGGGTTCCAGAAATAATGCATTATTTAATATAGCAGTATATTATAAACAATCACATCCAGATACATGGGAAGATGAAATAGTAAAGGCTAATTCAAAATATATGGATCCAGCATTAAATAATAATGAAGTGCAGCAATTAATTAAATCAGTAAATAGAAAAGGTTATGACAAATACAGATGTAAAGATGCACCTATTAATTCAGTATGTCAGTCTGGTTTATGTAGAACTAAAAGATTTGGTGTAGGATTTGGTGAAGAAGAAATGCCGGTGTTAGGTAGTCTTACAAAATATACATCAACACCACCACAATGGTTTTTAAATGTAGATAAAACTAGAATAGAATTAAAATCAGAACAACTTTATAGTCCACCTTTATTTGCGTTAGCATGTTTAGATCAAGCTAACTTAGTTGTACCTGTACCTAAACCTAAAGATTGGAAACAACATTTTTTAAAACCAATGATGCAAAATTTACAATCAGTAGAACCACTGGAGTCTTTAAATCCTACTAATGAAATTACAGGACTCTTGCAAGACTGGACTACTAATAGACAAAGTGCCAGAACTATGGATGATGTTCTTAACAAACTTCCATACACAGAAGATGGTTTTACATATTTTAGAATGGAAGACTTTTATGCGTTTCTTAAAAAAAATAACTGGGACATGGATAAAGTTAAAACAGGTAATTTAATTAAAAGATTAGAAGATATATTTGTAGAAGAAACTAGATTAAGAATTAAACAACAGCAGCCAAGAGTTGTAAAAATTAAAGCCATGAAAAAATTAGAAGCAGCAGTATCTAAAATACCATATCAACAAGAAGATTTTTAATGAAATATGACAAGGACGTAGGCATTAACTGGCATTTAAGATTTAGATTAATAATACAAGAATTGAAAGAAGAATTAGAATTAACACAAATACAGCTAGAAATAGCAGAAAGGAAGCTAAAAAAATATGAAGACAATAATATTAGGGCCGCCAGGGACAGGAAAAACAACAACGTTGTTAAACTTGGTGGACGAATTCCTGAAGGATGGGATCAGACCTAGACAAATTGGGTACTTTTCGTTTACTAAAAAAGCCGCAACAGAGGCTGCTGATCGTGCTGCAGACAAGTTTGGACTAGATAAAGAGAATGATTTACCTTTCTTTAGAACTCTACATTCATACGCTTTTAATCAATTAGGTATGACTAAAGAAAAAATGATGAAGATAGAAGACTATAAAGAATTTGGGCAGAAATGTGGCATTCCTATTAAGACTGCAAAATATTCAACAGAAGATGGTACATTTAACTCTGATAATGAGTATCTTACAATAATAAATACAGCAGCAGTAAAGAGAATGGATCTCTTGGAATATTATGATTCTAGAAAAAATATTATAGATATTGAAAGAAATACATTATTTTTATTAGCGGAAGAATTAAATAGATTTAAACAAGAAAAAAAATTAAAAGACTTTAATGATCTTATAGAAGATTTTTTGTTAAAAGAAACTCTTAACAAATTTGAAGTATTATTTATAGATGAAGCTCAAGATTTATCATTACTACAGTGGGAAATGGTAAGAAAAATTTGGGCAAAAGCTAACAAAACTTACATAGCTGGTGATGATGATCAAGCTATATTTAAATGGGCTGGTGCAGATGTTGATCACTTTATTGCATTAAAAGAAGAAGTTGATGATATACAAACATTAGATCAATCTTATCGTATACCTGGTGGACCTATACATGAACTATCACAAAATATAATAAACAAAGTACAAAATAGATTTGATAAAAAATATAAACCTAGAGAAGAAATAGGATTATTAAAAAGATATTCCGACATAACTCAAGTAGATATGAGTCAAGGTGAATGGTTAGTATTATCTTCTGCTAATTATTTTTTAGATGATGCTAAAGATTTATGTGAAATTCAAGGATGGTATTATCAATACAAAGGAATAAATTCTGTGTCTTTAAAATTATTATTAGCTCTTAATAATTGGGAACATTGGCGTAAAGGTGAACAATTAAATCACTTAGAAATTAAAAATATTTATCAATATCTTGGAGCTAGTGTATTACCTGGATTTCAAAAAGGTAAAACTTTACATTCTGATGTAAAATACACATTAAAAGAATGTCAAGAACAACATGGATTAATAGCATCTGCTGTTTGGTTTGAATCTTTTGAAGGTTTAGATCCCATGACAGAAACTTACATTCGTAATATGAGGGCGAATGGTGAGCAGATAAATAAAAATCCTCGTATTAAAATGTCAACTATACACGCAGCAAAAGGAGGAGAAGCCGACAACGTTTTGTTATTACAAGATCTTACAGGTGCAGCACTAGAAACTTTTAGTCATGACCCGGATGAATTACATAGATTGTTTTATACTGGAGCAACAAGAGCGAAGCGTGAATTGCATGTATTAGATCCTAAAAATTTTGATAGGGCTTATGTATTATGAATAAAAGTAGAAGAGGAACTTTATCTGAAAAAATAGCTATTTGTTATTTTGTAGAAAAAGGTTTAGACGTTTTTGATTCTTGTCAATGCACTGGACCTGTAGATATAATAACATTTAATACTATAACAGGTGAAATAAAATGTTGGGAAGTTAAATCTGAAAATTTTAGATTAACAGGACCAAAAAAAGGATGTCGAATTTCAAGGACAAGACGCAACAAAAAATTTACAAAAATTATAAATATGATTTATGTAGATAAAAAAGGAAAAATAAGGGAAGGATTAAGAAAATGAAAAAAAATAGAATGTCAGATGACACACCAGAGTTAGAAGATCCAATGTTAAAACAAGTAGGAGGAACTCATTATATGTATATGCCTATTCAACCTGCTGAATTCATTAACAAAAATAAGTTGCTTTTTGCAGAAGGCAACGCTATAAAATACATATGTAGGCACTCTACTAAGGGTGGTATACAAGATATAGATAAAGCTATACATTATCTAGAAATGGTGAAGGAGAGAGATTATAAATGAGAAGAACACAAATCCCGCTATTTGCACCCGAAACAGAATGGGTTGCACCACACGAACTAAAAGATTTATCAGGAGCCAAAGAAGTAGCTATTGACTTAGAGACTTATGATCCGGAACTTACTACGTTAGGATCAGGTAATGTCATTGGTAGAGGCCACATTGCTGGCGTTGCGGTGGCCGTAGAAGGCTGGTCTGGCTATTATCCGATAGGTCATGAAGGTGGTGGAAATATGGACAAAAAACTTGTTTTAGAGTGGGTCCAGGATCTAGTTAATCAAGAAAAAACTACCTTTATATTTCACAATGCAATGTATGACGTCTGCTGGTTAAGACAGGCAGGTATAAAAATTAGAGGTAAGATTGTTGACACTATGATTGCAGCGTCTTTAATAGATGAGAATAGATTGTCTTATGCATTAAATACGTTAGCTAAATTTTATGTTGGTATAGGTAAAGATGAAAAAGTATTACAAGAAGCAGCTAAAAGTTATTCAGTAAATCCTAAATCAGAAATGTATAAACTTCCTGCTATGTACGTAGGAGAATATGCTGAACGTGATGCGGAAGCTACATTAAAATTATGGCAGCGATTAAGTATAGAACTTGTTAATCAAGAACTTATAGATGTATTTAATTTAGAAACAAAACTATTTCCTTGTTTGGTTGATATGAGATTTAAAGGTGTAAGAGTTGATCTTGAACATGCGGACAAATTAAAGAAAAATTTAATGGCAAGAGAAGCTAAAATTATTAGTAGAATAAAAGAGTTAACAGGAGTAAATGTAGAAATACATGCAGCAAGATCTATTGCAAAAGCTTTTGATAAATTAAAATTACCATATGACAGGACAGAAAAAAGTAATGAACCTAGTTTTACTAAAAACTTTTTACAAAATCATCCACATGAATTAGCTAGATCTATTGCTGATGCTAGAGAAATTAACAAAGCACATACAACTTTTATAGATTCAATTACAAAACATTCTGCTAATGGTAGAATCCATGCAGACATAAATCAAATAAGATCAGACCAAGGTGGAACCGTGACAGGTAGATTCTCTATGAGCAATCCAAACTTGCAGCAGATTCCAGCAAGGCATCCGGAGCTTGGACCGATGATTAGATCTATATTTATTCCAGAAGAAAATACTAAATGGGGATCGTTTGACTACTCACAACAAGAACCTAGAATTTTAGTACATTACGCAAAACTGCAAAATTTAGAGGGAGTTGATGAAATTGTTGGCGCATACAACGCCGGAGACGCTGATTTCCACCAAGTCGTGGCCGACATGGCGGGCATAGAAAGGAAGCAAGCAAAAACTATTAATCTTGGACTTATGTATGGGATGGGTAAAAATAAATTAATGGCTGAACTAGGATTAATGAAAGAATCTGCAGAAAAATTAATAAGACAGTATCATGCAAAGGCTCCCTTTGTAAAAAAATTAATGGACAATGTAACTCGTAAAGCAGAAGACAGAGGTAAAATTAGAACTTTAGGAGGACGTGCGTGTCACTTTGATCTTTGGCAGCCAACACAATTTGGTATATTTAAACCATTACCATTAGAGATGGCTAGAAAAGAATATGATGAGCCATTAAAACGTGCGTTTACTTACAAAGCATTAAATAAACTTATACAAGGATCAGCAGCAGATATGACAAAAAAGAGTATGGTAGCATTATATGAAAATGGTATAATACCTCACATACAAATTCATGATGAGGTAGATATCTCTGTTGAATCTGATGCTAAGGCCGAACAAATAATTGAAATAATGGAGTCAGCTGTGGAATTAAAAGTACCTAATAAAGTTGATTACGAATCGGGAACTAACTGGGGTGAAATTAAATAATGGCATATCTAAACGCAAACATACCGGTAATAGAGTGTTGGGTAAGAGGTAATTTTCTTAGAGATCAAAAAGATTCACATGATAAATATTTTGAAGTAGGAGTATTTGGTTTTAGTTCTATTCCAAACAGAGTACCTATGTTTCATTTTTTAATGGAAGATGGTGGTTTATGGTGGAGAGCACCTATATCAGCTTTCTGTTCTAAACCTGGAGTAAAAGAATTACCATTAGATGAATTAATAATGTGGGATAGTTTTAGTTATAATGTAAGTGTTACAACTTTTTATGAACTAGCAGGTGCTACTATGCAGTACACTTCTAGACGTAATGTAAAACGTAAAGGTAAGTATTTATTTACAATAGATTGGTGCGCAGGAGACTTTAATGAGTTAAATTTTGGTTATGCTGAGAAACCAGATCAACATAAATGTGGCCATGTAATTGCATTAGACGACGGAAATTATGCAATACAGCCAAATAATAGACTTAAAATGTTTGATGCATCTATGGGAGTGGACCCAAACAAAAACTTGATTAATAGGTTAGTAAGCAGTAAAATATACTCTGTAGAAAATTCAGCTAAATGGATTACCGACGAACATGAAGAAGGTAGCTATGATTATAAGCTGAAAAACTTGGAGGACAATGATGATAAATGAAATTAAAGAC